CTCAGTATCATTCCAAGCCATTTGTCCTTGTAATAGTGTTGGTTCTATATTGGTATTAAAATATAAAACATCTAAATTGCCAGTATTAGCAACAAGATTTCCGCTAATAGCTAATAGAGAACCATTAAACGTAAGATTGGTTTCGGCATTAACGCCAGTTGTGGTTCCATCACTAGTTAATATCCTATTATCTGCATAATTAGTTATAGACGGAATGCCTCCTTGTATACCTTGAACTCCTTGACTTCCTTGTATGCCATCTAAGCCCTGACTGCCAATAGTTCCTTGTATACCCTGGATTCCTTGAGTTCCTTGCAGACCCTGGGTTCCTTGAGAACCAATCTGTCCTTGTGCTCCTATAGTTCCTTGTACTCCTTGTGTTCCTTGAGCACCTTGACTGCCTTGGATACCTGTCTGTCCCTGAATGCCTTGCTCTCCTTGTATTCCCTGTGTTCCTTGAGAGCCTTGAGATCCAACACTCCCTTGGCTTCCCACAGATCCCTGAGAGCCAGTGGTGCCTTGGATTCCCTGAGTACCCTGATTGCCTACGCTACCTTGAGTTCCTTGACTTCCTTGGCTTCCAATTGTTCCTTGAGTACCTTGACTACCCTGTAATCCTTGAGAGCCTTGACTACCAGTGTTTCCTTGGCTTCCAGTAACACCCTGGATCCCCTGAGTTCCTTGGGTACCTTGAGTACCTTGTGTACCATTAGATCCTTGGGCGCCAGTGTTGCCCTGTATGCCTTGAGTACCCTGAGTTCCTTGAACACCTTGTATACCCTGATTTCCCTGTATGCCTAATAAGCCCTGAGTGCCTTGATTGCCTTGAACGCCTTGAACGCCTTGTGTTCCTTGAATTCCAACAGATCCTTGAGTACCAGTATTGCCCTGAATTCCTTGAGCTCCTTGGATTCCTTGTGTTCCTTGGTTACCAACTAACCCTTGTATGCCTGTAGTTCCTTGATTTCCTTGAACACCTTGTATTCCCTGGATACCTTGTATGCCAAGAGAGCCTTGTACACCTTGAGTACCTTGTGTTCCTTGGTTTCCTTGTACTCCTTGAGTTCCTTGGACCCCTTGAATTCCTTGAATTCCTTGAGTTCCTTGAGTCCCCTGGATTCCCTGAGTCCCTTGACGACCTTGAACTCCTTGAGTTCCTTGAATACCATAAAATCCTTGTATTCCAGTTGTTCCTTGAGGACCCTGTATGCCTTGTATGCCTTGAGCGCCCGCTCCAGGAGGACCTTGTTGTCCTTCGTTAATTGTTACTACAGAATTAGATATTTCCGTAGTAGCAACAGATATTGTTGATGATTCTGTTGGTTGTATAGTAACAACATTAATTTCAGCATCATCTAATGATATATTTTGGCTTTCAGAGCCAAGTTCAGAAACAGACACATTATTAGTTGATCCAACACCTTCTGTGACCTCAAGATTATTTGAGTTCGGTTGATCAACATTTATGGTGTATGTTTCACCATTAAGCGTTACTATCGTAATAGTGCTCATTAAACACCAGCACAGCTAATTTTCGTAATCTCAGGTTCTACAGTAATTGTGCCTTGTAATAATCTTATAACTTGCGGACCTCCGCCACTATAAAATACAGCATAAGATTCTAATTCCATATCATAATTAGCCGATGTGAAGTCGTATCCTGCTGTGATACTAGCTGGTAATTTAAAATTAATAATACCACTACTTAATGGTGATCCAAATTCAAATAAATATAAACCACTATTTGTATTAGTAGTAGTAAATTGATATGTATTATTATTATTTGCGTTCCACTGCATTCTAGCACACTGGAATCCGGATAGATTTATTGGCACTCCACTAGAATCCGCATATGTTAAGCTAAGACCAAAAGAGGCCCCTTGTTCTATAGTAAAATTATAAGTTCCTGCTGGCATAGTTTATACCTCTAGTTTACGGATAAAAGCCACTACGATCACTGTTTTTGCTTCTCTCATGTTGAAATTCTGGATCAAATTTATTACCACTAAATGGTCCAAGAATAGCAGCAATAGCACTAGCATTAGAAACATCCCAATATTCTGCTAGATCTCTATAAAGCTTGCATGGACCGTGTTTTAAAATCATCTCCCAACCAGCAGCGGCTCCACCAACACTTAAACTAGCAGGCCCTAGAGCAGCCCTAACTCCTTCTGTGGCGGCTTTTGATCTTAAAGTTCCCTGGTCCACTAAGCAAGAAGCTTTTAGAGATAATAATATTATAAAAAATTGATCATTAATTTGAGTAGGGTCGGGCGACATGGTAAGATTTGTAACATCTATTGTATATTGATTATCAAAATCAACATCAAATTGTATGTATTTACCAGCGACTAATATTGTTTGTACTATTCTATTATCACTAAATTGATATGGTTTTGTGGCATCGTTAATTAAAGTTCTGACCATTGCGGTCAACTCTGTTTGCCATGACATATTATATCCTCAGATTTTGTTGTATATAAACACTATACACCTAATAAACAAAAAAGCCGCCCAGTAAAGAGCGGCTTAATTGTTTGATATTTAAGTTATTAACTTATAGTAATCAGAGAGAGCCTAGTAGGACACGTCTGTTATCAAGAACAGCAAAGCCCTGTTCTGCCCAGCCATAGAAACCAGCTCTCTTTTGACGATGTAGAGTATCGTCTTCGAAAATCTGAACTTCTTGACGAACTGGCATTATGAAACTATCTCTCTTGCGCATATCAAGGCCAACAACTAATTCAACGTCACTAGCGGCTAATGTGCCATTAAGAACATTGGTATAGAATAGTTGATATTCTTGACTTTCGCCAAGTTCATCAAGATCATGAAGATTCACGCCGAAAACTCTATTAAGTGTGCCATCAGCAGCAACATAGATTTCTCTACGAGTTACTTCATCAACTTGATCAACACCCCAATTACGAATGTCTTCCATAGCTTCTGGAGAGACATAAAGATCAGTTAACATACCACGATTATTACTGGCACTGTTACCGCCGCCATTTCTACGCATAACAGTCTTCATTAGACTTACTAGGCGTTTTGTAAATTGACCAGCAGCAGCATCGCTATCGAATACTACGATATTACGATCAACACCAGCAGCGAGAAGTGTATGCCAGCCATCGTCATTCATCTTCTTGACGAATTGGGCTTCCATAACTTCCATAGCACGACCAACAACGTCCCAGCGAGCATCACGAGCATACTTTAAGAGGTAGTCGATTGAAGCGCCGATGTCATAGGTTGGAACCATGACATAATCGCCTTCAACGTGACGCTCTGGAATATAACCGTGATTAGGAATTGTGTAAGCCACAAAGTCCTTTTCAGTACCTGGAGCAAGGAAATCTAGTGGGAATTCTGGAGTAGCACTTTGGGCAAGTGTGATTGGCTCAAAGATGCCGTCTAGAATATCGCCATTTAGAATGCCTTGACGAAGTGGAAGTTCTAGAGCTTTTGCAAATTCTGCATTAGCACCTAGTGCCTCTTCTTTATTTAATGAGCCAGAACGAACTAGAAGATCGGTAAGTTCTGGTGTTGGTTCAAAAGCCTTAGTCATATTTTTTTTCTCCCTTAATTAAGCGATGTTTACGGATACTTTGGCATAACCATCGGTGTCCTTACTACTTAAGAACGAACCGATCTGAACAGCATTTGTACTACTTGTACCAATTAGACCACTAGCACCAACATATGCTGGAGTACCCGCTGTTGGAGTAATGCCAGATACGAGACGGTTTGTTGTTACCTGACCATTGCGTAATAGTGTTACTTTACCACCAACTTGCACTTCATCTTTGTGCCAGTTAATGTGTTGTCTTGTAAGATCAAGATTAACAACATCATTTAGTAAAACGCCTAATGGTTTAGCGCCAGAAGCAGCAGCAGCATAAGCTACTACAGCACTAGCGTCGTCCATTGAAACGCCTGAACCACTTGTTACTGCACTAACAACACCGCCTCTTTCAGCAGTTGTTGTCATGAAGAAAGAGATATCAGTTAAAAGTTCGATACGATCTGATTTAAGAGCCATATTATTATTCTCCCTTATTAAGTTTTTTACCTAGTCTAGCGCATACAAAATCAACTAATGCAGCACGGGTGGTGTTAACACTTTCTTGGGTGTCGCTACCAGCACTGAGATCAAGATCATCATTTGGTTCTACGTTATCAAGAATTTCCTCAACTTCTGTTTCAGAAGCTTTTGGTTTTTTGACTTCTGGCATTTTAACCTTTTTAGCCGCATTACTGACTAGTTCTACCATAGCATCAAAAGCAACGTCTTCTAAGGATTCAAATTGATCAACGGCTGACGAAGCAACTTCTTGATCTAGACCTTTTTCGAGTAAAGAAGCCATTCTTTTCATTTTCTTTTCTTTCTTCATCATCTCTTCTTCTTTACCCTTGTAAGCAGCAATCGCCTCTAGAGCAGAATCGAGTTCCGATTTGGCCTTCTTCATTTCTTCTTCTTTTTTCATCATTTCTTCTTCGCTCATCTTTTTAGCGGCTTCTGTTTGAGCAACTAATTCGTCGATTGAAGATTTTGTATTTACTAACTCAGTGGACTTGGTTTCAAGTTCTGATTGTAAAGAAGCTACTGTTTCTTTTAGCTCAATAATTTGAGCATAAGCTTCCTTGGTAGCTGAGGCGCAGTCTGTCATGGCCTCTACCTTTTCTTTTAATTCTGCTACTTCTTTTTCTAAACTCATATTATTAGCCTCCATAGGATTTGTACTCTTTTCTGATACACCCGAAAAACTTTTTTCGCTATTTTTTGTTGTTGATAAACTGGTAAAATTTTCCTTGTTAAATATTATACTATCCGGATTGGCTGGTTTGTCAACATAGCCTTTACCAGAAAAAGTAATATTTCTCAATACTCTACCTATATTATGGTTTTCATATTTACCACTTCCACCATATGCTCTAAGATGTTTTGTTAAAAATGATGTCTCATCAGATCTAGATAATATCTTATATTCTCCAGTAGCCTCATTAATTAATCCATAATCAAAACCCTTAAACATACATTCCATACTAACATATTTTGTTCCGTTTTCAATTTCAGCTATTAATTTAGCTGTTCTATTTTTTAATTCTGGATTTGTATATGCTTTGTAAATTACTGAGCCTGTGACAATATGAAATCGATCTGGTAAATTATCCACATCGGTATTATTGTCTATAAGTATTCCGTCATCTGTAATTGACCAATTAGAAACAATATGGCCTATAATAGTGTTTTCATCATGTTCTAAATTTGTTGGTTTGTCCTCTGGAGTATCTTTAGCTGCCCAAACTTCTTCTTTGGGAAAAATATCGTCATTTTTATTCCAAGAAGATGTAACTAAAATAGATTGAACATAATAAAGATCTTCATCATTATAAGAAGCTAATGCTTTAATGTTTTTATTAAATATTTTTTTATTATCTGCTGGCTCAACTATAGATGCTATACTAATTAGTGGAGTGGCCAAAATTAGGTCTTCTAGATCGTCTTGTTTTTCTTGAGCGTATATAATCATATTTTTGTCTCTTTAGTTGTGTAGATTTTCATACACCATAGAATAGAAATAAGATTTAACCTGTTTTAGTTCGTTAACAGTCAATTCTCTGGCAAAAGACTTTTTAATATTGGTAAGAAAATAAGAATATTGATCAAAAATTTTATTGACATTATTATTGTTAATAGTCGCAAAACTTTTTTGTATAAAGTCTTGATCTATCTTATCGAAAGGTGATGCAGAAAAGAGGATTTTAGATCGTGTTTCTTCGGCCTCTAAATATTGAATGCTAGATAAACTTCTCATATTTTTCTTTTTATAAAAATCTAATAGAATTGGATTTATAATTTCAGAAATGTTATCTTGTGCGCTATCTGCCCATAACTGAAGTGTGGCTCCGGTTTGTGGGGAAAATTTCTTTTCTTTTCTCTTTGAAGAATCTTTTAAGTTTTTGGGCCTTCCTTGTCCTGGCACTCCTTTTAAAGATTCTGGCGAATCTTTAACGCTAGTTGGTTGGCCAAAGGGAGCGGCTGGTATTTTCATTTCCAAAACAGTTTTTTCTCCAGATTTTTTCTTTTCCAACTCAAGACCAACTTGACTCGGAGTAGCAAGACCTATTTGCAAAGCAATTTTTTTCATTGCTTCTTCAAACATAGGATCATACCAAGGACCGGCTTTGGGAACCATCCTATTTGTATCTCTTTCTCTATTTTCTCTATTAAGTCTAATTTTTTCCATTTCAGAATCAAATCCAAATCTGGATTGAATAAGTTCATCACTAATAATATTACGATCTGCTAATTGAATTAATAGTGCTTTTTCTGCATCTTCGTTACTTAGATCCATTCTATCAAACTCTAATCTAGCTGAGTATTTAAAACCCATAGCTTTTTGTACTAACTCAAATTCTTTCTCCCAAAAAGAGATCAAAGTATCTCTGCCATACTGAAGTCTTTGAGTAAGTGTTTTCAGGCTTATGAAATTATTTGTTGTGCCAGCAGCACCGAATGTTCCTGTTAAGGTTGGAGGAATGCCAAGACCAGCATAAACACTATTCATATGCGGAATGTATTTATTTTCCCCTAAAAATTGATGTACGTTAGTTTGGGATTCTAAAAGCTCGATATCTGGACCCCAAACAAGATCTAAAGTTCCTCCACCAACATTATTTTGTAAAATATTTGATAGTTTACTTGCTGCTGCTTTTGTTGGAGCAATTTTATGTTCGAGATTACCAAGTTTAAAAATTCTAATATTTGATATTGCTCCGTCTAGCGCGGCCATATCTGCTAATTTAAGCTTTTCTATAACTGTAATATCATCCATAATGCTATAGATCATAGGAAATGCCCAACTCTGCCAATCATCTTTTTTATAATGAAATACAAGAGTTTTTTGTGGGTCTAAAGGATACGGTTTTTTAGTTTTTGCTGCTTCTACAATTTGTGATGGTAATCCAGCAATTATAGCTTTTTCATTATCTGTTTTTGGTGATGTTATAATTTTTCTTAATCCAACTGGGATAGAAAGCTCGTATCTTTTTTGACCAACAAAAGATGCTAAAGGACCAGCAGCCACATTAACATAAACTGGATCTATAAAAGTATATCTCCAAGGTATCTCTCTTTTCTCTACGTCTACATTGAGAGAGTCTTGTTCTGTAGTATCTGCTGCCGCTGTTGCTCTAAAGAATTCATCAGCAGTTTTTAAACTAATTTTTGCTGTTTGTCTATTAATTACTACGTTTGCTACTCTATAAATATTATTTAAGAATCTTTCGCTTCTCTCTTTACCATTAATTTTCTTAAACCATTTTCTATAAAATCTTTCTATTCTTTTATTTTTATGAACTGGTTTAATACCCTGAACAGCAAAGTCTGCCATAAGATCAATAACATTCTTTACAAGACCAACCCTTTGATAAACATCATCTGCTCTACGAATAATCTGTTTTATTTCTGTTGGAACAGCTTCGTCTGGACGAAAATAATCATATCCTCGTCTAGTTAATCCTGGTTTACCGCTTATATCTCCGGGTAAAAGATTAGAATAATCATTGCTACGATAGTTAAATCCAGCGTTAGCTTTGAAAAGACCGTATTCATCTAAGCATCCTGCTGTTTGTTTGAGAGCGTCTTGTTTGCTTTTTAAGTCATCCCCCCAAGTAACATATGCTTCAGAATCGGCTAAAACAGCATCTTGAATAGCTTCGCTTTTTGGATATTTTTTGGCCATATTTTTTCTATTAGTATTGTAATAGGATTATAATTGTATTATACACACTACTTCCGTATTCCTATATAAATATCCTCATTTGCTGCTTCTGTAAACCAAGTAGGACCTTTATACATTTGACCATTATTTTTAACTGATTTGGAAGCGTCTGTTCCTATTATATCATAAGTTACTGGTTGTAATGCTCTATTTATTTGTCTAGCTAACATATTTGCTATTAATAATGCGCTATATCTATCTTTTCGTAGTTTTCCTTTTTTACCATTTGGCATTTTAATATCAGGAGTATCCCATCTATCTCTGGCTCCGGATGATCCACTGGTTTGGCTCATTACTATAGTTGTCAGTTCATTTTTTAGTTCTTCTATTTCTAGTACGCATTCACTAGTTGTATCATAAAGAGGAGTTAGATCTGCTGTTTCTATATTTCTATTTTCTTGATCTAAAGCTAAAACTAAACTTAGTTCGTCAAATCTTGGGAACAATAAAACTTTATCTTCAAGATCTTTTCTTAAACCATGATTAGATTGTGCTGTCCAGTCTGCCTTGGCAAATTGAACCAATTCTAAAATATGCAAGCCTACTTGATCATCAGTATCTTTACTTTTTTCTTCTATAACTGGCCATATTAGATTTTCTCCTTCTTCTAATTTTGCTGGATCATGTAGAGCTTCTTCTATTGCGATACCTCCGCCCTGAGCATCCATGCCTATGCGTTCGCATGGAAATACTTTCATTAAATTACGTATTTTTCTTGCACAAAACGCATAGAAGTCGTGATCTGATATTAGACCAGCCTTTTGTCTTTCTTTAAAATTTGTTCTATTTGTTGTCCAACAATAAACTATTCGACTATGAGAAGGATGTAATTCTAAAACAACTATACTAAAATTATCTTTTTCACTAGCAGGATCCACACCGTAAATATATTTTAATTTTGGATCTCCGACTATCTTAGCATCAAATACGATATTTTCATTGCCAATAATAATTGGACTATTATCTTTTGTTACACAACTTTCTATTAACGACCTTCTGAAGAACCCGTCGCTATCTTCTGTAAAACATGCTGCGTATTCCATGTTGTATATGCCAGTATGAATGGTAGCTTTTGCTCGCGCTACTTGTTTGTCATCCATAAATCCTTTGGGTATTAATTCATATGGTATTCTAAGAATACTATAGTCTTTCCAGTTAAAATTATCTGGTACTTCTCCTTTAAAAATTTCTTCTAGTTTATATTTTTCTCCTCTACTTTCTATAATAGATTTATATCGTTTCCAATAACTAGCAAAATGTTTAAAAGCATAATCAGCGGTTCCAGCAATTAGTGCTTGATTACCCATGCTTTGGCTTAGTGTTTCAAGATCTTCGTTCCATATTCCTGCGTCTTTCATTGCTTGTTTTTTTGCTTCTTTCTTTACGTTTTGTATTGGTGTGGCACTAACAGCAGCGAAGCCAGAAACAACCGTTTCATAAATATCCGGACTAATAGAAGCAAATTCGTCCGCGATAATAATGTGAGCGCGCAAACCTCTGATCTTTTCACCTGTTCCTAATGGAATAGCAATGGCCCAACTTGTTCCTAGTCTCATAGTGCATCTGTCAACATCGCGTCGTGGACCATCTTCATTGCCACTAAAAATACTACGAATAATAGCACTGTTTCTCCATAATGTTTCCATATATTCAAATATAACTTTACTCTGTCGGAAAGCGGCGCCCACAATAACAATTTTAGTGCCCGGAACAAATATGCATTTCAAAAAAGCATATAATGCTAAAATAAAAGACTTGCCGAAACCACGACTAGCAACGAACATGGGAAATGGTCTTGTCCAAAACTCTTGTAATATTGCCACCTGTATAGGATGAAGCTCTATATCAAACAGGAGTTTACAGGTTGCTCCAAAGTATTCAGGATCTTTAAGTAGCTTGATTAAATGTCGATCAGGGTTTTCTATATCTTTTTTATTCCGACGAATCATAGGGTTCGTTGGTATAACGATTTTATCTAGTTCGCCTAATCCCAACCAAGCATCATCATACATCTTTGATATTTTCTTTCTTGTATATTTTTCTCATTAAAGACAAAGCTATTTTTTCAGCATTTGAGCTGTCGCCACAGAAAATAATTTTAATATTGTGTTCAACTTGCAGATCCACAATATGTTTAATAATAAAGGCCGGACTAATTCTAATTTTGTTCCATAGTCGTTTTGGTATATTGCTTCCAATGGGATAATTCATTACATCTTTCATGTCGAACTCGAAAAGAATAAATGAGTATTTAGTTTTGCTTAATCTATCAACAACATCAGTAAAACGACTTTCTGTTATATTATTGGCGAATTCTGATATGTTCCTTTTGCGTTCTATAGCGAGAATGCTTTCTAGTCCTTGTATACTATAGTCTCCAGTATCTAACTTATGGTTAGCAGTAGCGTGATTAGAAAACTCCCAGGGTTTTTGTTCGCGCGTATCTATTATAATAGTAAATTCATTATCTATCATTTTTTACTCGCTAAAATTTTACTAAATACTGGAGCATATATTTCTTCCTGGTTTTTAATCATATCATGATGAATTTTGCAGAGAGAAATTCCATTATCTATTACGAATCTTAGAGCGGGGAAATCGGCCCATTTGTAAATATGGTGGGCGTGTAATTTTTTCTTGAAGGTGCAATTTGGCCATTGGCATTGATAGTGATCTCTTTTGTAAACATTTTTTCGCCACTGTTTATAAACAGGATCGTTGTAGTTTCTATTGTTCATGTTTCATTACTGATTCTGGAGTTAAAAATGGGGTATCTAATTTGCCGTCTTGATATTGGTGATAACTCATAAGGTTGTCTTTGGCTTTGTTTGTCGCCAAGCGAATAATTTCCATTTCGCGTCCCTCTTTTTCTCTAACATCTTCGTCTTCTAGCATTCTTATTAAACCAACCCAACTACTTTTACCATCTTCGATTCTTTTGATACGTTGTTCTCGTGTGGCTTTTAAATCTTTACTAATTTTTTGTTGTTCGCCAAGTAATTTAGTATATTCATTTGTATAATTTGCTATACTATTTCGTGCGAAACTTAATTGGGTTTCTAAATTTGCTAATCGTGGAACATCTCTTTGATCATCGGGCTTGTCGTATTCTGCATCTACCAGACGTTGTAATTTTTCGGTTTCGCTAATATGACGCTTACGCTCTTTCATACTTCTATTGATAAGAATATCTATAGTGATAAATTGTTTGATCTGTAATTCTTCAGCAGGAAGAACGTCCTCTCTGAACTGCTTCAATAAATTAATCCAAACATTCTCAAAGTATTCTAGTTCACCACTCTCTTCGTCAAATTGCTTTTTAATTTCGTGCCAGAATGTTTTTCCGTATAGTTTTTGTTTGAGCAGATCATCTTCTGCTGCTTGGTCTCCTGATAAGAGATTCTTAGTTTCGCTAATATATCTTTTAATGGGGGCAACATTGCGATTTAATTGTTCGGCAATAGTTTCTACTGTTAAAGTTTGTAGATTATCTCGTATGAATTTTTCTTCTTCGAGACTAAGTTGGCCACGTTTTTTAGGAATCGATGTCATGATCTTTTAATATTTGTTTAATCTCTTTAATAAGTTTATTTATTTCGGTTTTGGGGACTTTGCTGTTTCCTAATAGTTTGAGAAATATGGGGCGATTTTTAACACTAATATTTTCATCTATTATTTTGATGATTTCCTTATTGCTAATATTTTTGAGCAGATTGTCATTCGTTATCTCTTTGCTATTTTCACTTATGTTATCTATGGTCACGGGCTTCATAATATTCTTTTTGCTTTCGTTTCTTTTGGTCCAAGAAGAATATAAAGAACATTCAGCTTTGTCTGTGAATTCGGAACATTGGCTAGAGCAAGACGAGTCCTTTCCCTTAAAAAAGGGGCAAGTTAAGCAAGGTTTATCGGGCCTTTGATAGTTATCTCTTTTATAATTAAAAAGTCTATTACGAACGTGGGTCCAAAGGAAATTTTCTAGGGGGCGACTTTTATCGTAATTTTTAAGTCCTTCCAATGCGAATATTGCGGCTTGTTGCTTCATATCTTCGTGACTGTGATATCCAAACTTAAATTTATAACCAAGTTTTTTACTAATTTTTTCCCAAACAGCAACAAATTCAGCTTCTTTCACTGTTGGGTGAAACTGGCTTTTCTTGGTTTTCTTTGTCATTTAATATTTCCTTTAGTGGTTTATCTTCGGCGTTAGCGATTTCTTCTTCGGTAACAAGGTTTTCGCTAGCCACAGTTTTTAAAGTTGATGATATTGTGTGTATGTGTTTAGAATTTTTCATTATTTATCCTTGACCAGATTTTTGTTCTATTTATAGTATAATAGATGTTTGATACACAAAAGGCAAATTTAGCAGGAGAATAAAATGTCAAAAACATACAAAAAGTGGACTAAAGAAGAGATGGATTTTGTGGCCAATAACAGTAAAAACATGAAGGACGAAGAAATTGCTACCTATTTGAACAAGATTGATGGGTCAAGAGTTATTACTGTGGGCATGGTAAGACGTCAAAGGCGTAAGATGAGTATCTCGAAGCCAAGGGGTCGTAGGCCATCTGTTGCTAAGATTGAAAACGCAACCTGAATCTGCGAAATATAACTAGGAATAAATCGGGCGATGTTAAGAGCATCGCCTTTTTTATTTAATGTGGGGATTAAGGCTATTAAACTGGCTAATTAGATATGGGTTGCTTACTATGTTTATACCACCGCCGGGTTTTGGGGGTTCAACCCCCCATTGGAGGGAAAACAGAAAAACCCCCCTATTGGGGAATAGGCTACATACCCCCCAACGGTAGGGTAACCTCGAGCAAATCCCATGCCAAACCGATAGAGCGACGAAACTTTCACCAACCCCACCAACGGGGGAGATATTGAATCGGCCAGATTCGATTTTGCCAAGGTGTCCATTGGGCGTAACTCCAATACTGGTAAGGGTTTAGGGAAAATCTGAAAATCGGATTTGACCGTTTCGCATAAAATGGAACGTCGAAAGAAAGAATCTAAAAACTCACAAGATTCTAACTTGCGACTGCCGAAGATAGAGAGTAGACTTCGGGCATGATGATGGAAACCCAAACCCAAAAGGCTAATAAGATGCAAACCGCATACGCTCCCGTTCACACCGGCCACTACATTTTCGCCACCCGCAAGGATGGCCGCGATTTTGTGGGCCATATTCAATCCGTCAAGGCTCTTGCCAAGGGTACGTTCGTTGTCGTGAGGATTGCGGATGACGTAGACGGGCCGGTTTACAAGTCCTTTTATCTGGAAAGCCTCAACTCGTGGGCGACCCATGAGGACTATAGCGTTCTCGCCCACGACTATAACCTGTGAGGGTTGTAGACCGGCGTTTATAGGGGTATATTGAATCCAACCGAAAGGAAATCATGAGCGATTTTGAGCGTATCATTGCCGATAGTATGATCGACGAGGATGGTCGCGAGTGGATTGTTGAGGATGCTACGGGTTGGGATGATGACGAATGGATTGACGTTGACGATTATTACCCCGAAGATTTTCAAGGTGAGGAGGAGTTCGCATGACGATTCTGGAAAGCGATTGCTGCTACGCTCCGGTGGTGCTGGAGGACATTTGTTCACGATGCAAGGAACATTGTGAGCCTATATGGGTGGAAACCGAGGAGGATAACGGACAGCCCGGATTCCTTCCGGGAACCTAACCCCCTCTATGGTAGGGAAACAACGAACTCTCCCCCGTAAGGGGGGTTGACTGCCAAAATGGCAGAAATCCCGCGGTTTCTGCCAAAATGGCAGGCACTGCAAATCCTGTGCCAAACTCTATAAAAAATATTTGGCATGATATTTGCTCTCACAAAAAAACTTTTTCCTAACACAATCCTAACTTGAATCCTAAAGTTCGATCTGTATAATGTCGATATAAGAAGTAACCCAGGAGAACAGAAGATGACCAAGTTCGGAAGCGTCAAGGTTGGATACGGTTTCGAGTGTGAGAAGAATAACGGCAAGACGTATGCGGGTGAGATCGTCAAGGTTGCCGCATACGCTCGCGGTACACTGGTCACGATTCGATACCCTGATCGTCTCGAAAATGATCGTATGTATAGTGTGGGTGAGATGTCGATGATCCACAAGAGCATCTACCTTGAAGATTGCAAGGTTTGGTTCACCGAGGAGCCATCCCTCGTGTGAGGGGGTTGTGCAGCATAGAAAAGTTTGGTACATTCCGTTTTTCACTTCACCATAGGAAAAGAATCATGAGTTTCCCGATCATCGAAAATGCCAAGCGTCAAGCCTACCTGTGCTTCGTGGGATTGGCGATCCCTTGCGACAAGCGTACCGTAGACGGCGGAACGATTCGCAGTGAGAAGGTTCTGAAGTTCAATCGGTCTGCTATGCGGGATAGCGTCAACGTCAAGGCCGAAAAGGTTGACCCCCGCATGGGTAGGGGTGAGGATACGATGATCGTCAAGGTTGGCAAGCCCGGTAGTCGGGAGAGGGTGGAGGCTTTGCGGTCGCAGTACGAGGCTACCCTCACTATGGGGGAGGAGATTAGCCCCTTCGCTTGGGAGGGGTGACCCACCCACAAGAGGGGATCTGTCAAGTTGGCAGCCTCGACTGCCAAAATGGCAGAAACCGCGGCCTTTCTGCCAAAATGGCAGGCACAAGCAAATACCGTGCCAAACAACAAAATATTATTTTTGGTATTTTTATGGTTGACATTCAAGGTATGGCTGGTAGAATACCGATATACCTAGCAGAGAGGAAAAGAAAATGATCGACAACAAAATCAAAGATGCGTTGGTTCAGATTTGGGGAAGCGAAAGCCATAACGTCCAGTTTATCGGTTTGGCCGATGGTAAACTTTACGCCGAGTGTGCAGAAACTCTCCAGTGTAAGCGTCTTACCGATCTCAACTATCGGAACGTGCTGAACGATATGTTCTACGATTACTGCGTGGAAAAGGCCGCTTGGATGGGGATTTCGTAGTCCCCCTGTTGTGGGGGTTGATTTGTCTTATCCGATCCTATCGGATTGGCAAGGTGGGCTATAGTCAGCGAAAGTGAGGGAACATGGAAATCCTTATTAGTTTGGTATTGACAGGATGGATTGCTGGTAGTATGATTCTTAGTATGATTTGGTTGCTTTCACTGGAGTAGAAAAATGGATTACCAGAAAACCTATAAGTTTGATAATGGTTACGGGGCTAGTGTGGTTTGTAACTTTGGAACCTATGGGGCCAAAGATGGTCTTTTCGAGGTTGCTGTGCTTGACAGTAACGGAGAGATTGCATACAATACGCCCATCACTAATGATGTTATTGGTTGGCTTGACTTTGCGGACGTTGCGGATATTCTGAATAAGATTAAGGCTCTGTAATCTAAGGAAAATAAAATGAACTACGCCGAAGCGGTATCTATGGTGCATGGGAAGACCAATCGTAAAGAACGGAAGATTGGTAATAATACATACGCCGAAATCGGATATGATGATAGCGTTTCCATTCGGTTGCATGGTACAGCGGTTGTAAGGTTTTATCCTAACGGGCTGGTGAAGTTGAATAGTGGCGGATGGCGAACCAGTACCACAAAGGATAGGATTAACAAGTATTCTCCTGTTAAAGTTTACCAGCGAAAGTATGAATGGTATTTGCAGGATGGTACAGAGTTTGAAGATAATATTCTGGTTAACTCTTAAAGAAAGGGGCTAGGGATGGCCGATTTAAACTGGGTACAGATTGGTGTGGGATTTCTTTGCGGTGTTATTGCTAGTTACTTTGTTTGTGATCTTGTTTTTCCAATAAGGAAGCATGATGAATAAAAGTGATTATATTATTTTGACCGGATCTTTTATCCTGGGTTGCCTCACAGTTTACCTAATCCACTAAATCTAACGGGCTGCCAAAACGGCAGTTTCCGCGGCCGATCTGCCAAAATGGCAGGCTAGCAAACGGTGTGCCACAAAAATCTTTTTTTGACTACATTTTCTTTGCTTGACAAGCCGATATCTAACTGTAGAATCAACGCATCACCCCAACGGAGATTGAAAAATGATTCTCGAAGATACGGATACCATCAACGCGATTCTGAATCAACTTGTTGACGAGCGTATGGTCGAGCCGATTGATGATCCTCAAAACCTGACCGACTTCTGGGATTGGGCCGAAGTGGTCGGCATTGTTGACGAGTTTGCTCCCCTTGACGAACGGTTTTGATTAGTGTAGAAAGGATAAGTCATGAGTCACCCCGATCCCCTTCACGACGAGGAGAACACGATGAGCCAGGATTCTTTTGACCGTTTCGACGAGATGGCCGAGCGTACGATTTGGCCGTGGATTGATGATGAGTCGCACGAAGCCGACGATATCAACTATGATGATTTCAACGACTTCACCGATGAGGACGAGTACGATGATAGCATGGACGGCGACCACGAGAGCGGCCTCGCCAGTGCTGGCTGGGGAACCGATGAGGACTACGGTTTCTACGGCGATTATAACGAGGATTACTGAAAACAACCCCGATCTGCCAAAATGGCAGCGGGGCCGCGATTTCTGCCAAAATGACAGATATTTTTTTAGTTGACATTCAAGATTCCTCCTGTAAAATACCGATATAAAGGTAAAGGAGAATAAAATGTTCGTGAGCGACTGCTGTTATGTTGAGAGTGATGTGGATCATGAGATTTGCTCTAGGTGTGGTGAACATTGCTCCATCATTGTAGATGATAGTCTACATAGTCAAATGATGAATGAGTTTATCGGGGTTGAGGACTGTCCTTCCTAATCCTACGGATTTGGCTAGATGGGCTGTAGTCAGCGAAAACTATTTTCTTTAGTTGACAAACACAATCTCTAAACGTATACTCTATTCATCAACAGGAGAAAAAAAGATGAACGGATACGAACTGATGGCCGAGTTTGAGCGACTGATCAAGGATGTGATTGTTGTTCCTAACGATTGGCTGCCGGAAGATTTTCGTGACAATCGCACCGATGGTGTTTCGCTGGCCGATCTGGAACGGAAGTGTGACTCACGCGACAGCGTAGAAACCGATCATCAGATCGAGAAGATGGCGAAGGATAAGCGTATCGCTATTTATGCCGCTATGATCGAAAACGGTCAGGAAATAGCCTATCTGCCAAAATGACAGGTGGGCCGCGATTTCTGCCAAAATGGCATGCAAAGATTTTCTCATTTTTTTTCTTGACAGTGCCGATCTATGTGGTATGCTAGTTTTATTGAGTGAAGGATTTCTAAACGAAAGGGTTTGATATGAACGATACGATTTTGTTTGCTACGATTGCTTGCGGTGTTGTTGCTGGTCTTCTGGCTTTTGGTGTTTTCCATCTTTATCGTGGAATGCGTGATAGCCTGACCAATGCTAGGATTGGTGGAGTTTATAACTTTGAATATGTTCAGCCTGTTACGGGTTTGCCTGAGCGATTCATGGCAAAGGTGTTGGAAGTGCATCGTTTTTCTGACGATTACATTTCTCGCCTGAATAGCACCAGCCGTTATCGTAGGGATGATCCTAACTTTGAGCGTAGCCGTCATCTTGTGACTGCCCAAACGCCCGATGGTAAGATTCGCAACTTCTACGCGGAGCGTACACGCAATGTGCGTCGGCCCCTCTTGGGTGGGGTTGCTTTCAAGACCGGCTTGGCCAGCCTCCTCTTTTGAGGGGGTTGTGCTAAGGCTCTGCCAAAATGGCAGGCCGGCCGCGGTTTCTGCCAAAATGACAGTTATTTTTTGTGGATTTTTTCACTTGACAACCGCACCAATGCCGATACAATAAGCGTATGATTACATCAAACTGCTACTCTTGGAAAGTTTTTCGTTTTAGCCATACATTTGTTGGTTATGTTATGGCTAGTTCTCAATATGAAGCCAATATTCTTGCAAAAGAAAAGTATGGCGATTTCGTTTGGATTGAACGAGTTCGCTAGTCTGGCCCCGTAGTATAGTGGTTAGTACACTGGGCTTTCATCCCAGAGACTGGAGTTCGATTCTCCACGGGGCTACTGTTTTTTTTTGGATAGACCATTGGCACAGGACTATATCATGCTTACGCTCAAAGATTTGGATAAGGCTAAACGGTTCTTGAAAAAGAGTTATGCACTAGGTCACTATAGTCCTGCTAGGGATAAGTTGGCTTATGAGTTGTGTGCCATGAATCATGTGCAACGTAGCGACACTATTGAGGCTATGGTTTTTGGTCTTTATAAAAAGTACGGATATAATACTTATAGGGAAGGTGGCCTAAAGAAAACTTATGATCTTTGGGCGAATGACGAAAAAATCGAAATCAAAAGCAGTCTTGCTAAAAAGTGTGTGGCTAGAAAAGGGAGTGTATATTACACCTATACTTTTTCTGGTATCAAACCTGAGCATTTTGATAGACTGGTTTTGGCCTATGTGACGCCCTATGGTGTGAATCTGAATATCTTGACAAAGCGAGCAGTATATGCTAGAATCCGTAATGGATGCTTTACAAGAGGTTCACAGGGGTATGCTATTCGGCAAGGTAAGGGTGACAAGATGATCGGTCAACAGTTTTCTAACTTTTTAGAGTTGACAAGCCGATAACATTAGTGTACGATTGACACAAAGGAGACAACAATGCCTAACTGGTGCTTGAATAATCTGACCGTTGAACACACCGATCCCGCTATGGTTGACCGTTTTGAGAGAGCCTATAACGCTGGTAAGACTTGTAGTGAGTTTATTCCCGTGCCAGAAGATATTGGTGATGGTTGGTGGGATTTTTGTGTGAATAACTGGGGAACCAAGTGGGATATTGGGGCTGATATTGGTACAGATAAGGTGGAGTATTATGGCTTGAAGGCTACGCGAGTTGGTAATCAGGTTAGTGGTACATTTGACTCTGCTTGGTCGCCCCCTATTGGATTGTATGAAAAACTGGTAGAGTTGGGATATAATGTAAAGGCAAGTTATTTTGAGCCGGGTATGGCTTTCTGTGGTATTTATGATAATGGTTTTGATAACTATATCGAATATACTAATAAGGATATGATTCCTATTGCTATTTGGAATGATTTTGATTTGGAGAACTTTTTTGCTGATGATGAAATAGAAGCCTAACAGAAACTCCGCCTGCCGAAATGGCAGCGGGGCCGCGAAATCTGCCAAAATGACAGGAAATATTTTGTGGATTTTTTCTCTTGACAAGCCGATACTACATTGTAGAATGATTGAAGAACAAGCAAAAACTTGTTGGCTATGTCGGGCCGAGTAGCCGGTAAAAACGGTAGTTGATGTCCTAGGAAACGTCTTCTACAATCGGTCCTAACAATACAAACATCCGTGGGTCAAGCCAGACTAGATTGGGATAACCACTTCGATTATAGATATACATACCGTGTTGATCACTGGTCAAAAACTGTATATCGTTGCCTGTTGGGGTTATACAACGGGCTAGAAGTCCAATCTATGAGGGATAGCGTCCTCACCACGGCCAATACAACCAGTAACCGTTCCCAAGAGCCAGACCAGAGCGGGTCTTATGTGCTAGCAATGCCCGCTTTGCAGGGAGGATTTCCGTGGACGGTTTCCACCAGTTTTTACCTTGCTCCAAGGGTTCATAATATCGGAGTATTGGTGGGTTATAGAATCGGGGCGTAAACGATTCGCTGGTTGACAAAATAAAAACACAGTGTAGAATACGAGAGTAAGACATGGCGAATGTAGCGTAATGGTAGCGCGTGGGAAGTCCGAGACACTGACCAGTGGAGTAGGCAAGCAAATGCCCATGAGGTGGTTCGATTCCACCCTTCGTCCCTAGTCACCAACGAAACTCCGATTCATTCGGTGTGCTACCCTCCATAATGAGATCATAGCCTATATTGGTGACACAATACAACTCTGCTGATAGTTTCCTTAGAAATAAGGTTGAATAAATATAGTGCCGAGTGCTTATTCGTAAAACTATAAGTGTGTCGGCCAAAATGACAGGCCGAGCGGCCGATCTGCCAAAATGACAGATATTTTTTGTGGACTTTGCGTATTGACAAGCCGATAATAGATAGTAGAATAGCAGCACAAGGAGAAAAAAGATGCTTGGAACACGATTTGCTTTTTCTGACAGGGTTACTCGTAGCGTTAGTGCTGACGGACAAGATGTTACTTTCTCTGGAGGGTGTCTGTTCGATAATCATCCGTTCAGTATCACTACCAAACTGAGCGATGCTAATCGCTGGATTAACGGTGAGAGTATCCAAAACTGTTTTCCGCATCTTAGTGCGGATGATCGTGAGATTCTGTTGTCTGGTATTAGCCCTAATCATTGGAATACACTGTTTCCGCCGGAGGATGAAGAATGAGTGATCCATATTGGACATTCCCACAGTTTCCTGAGAATAATACTTGGGAGATTCGCTATTTGTGTTGGCGAGCGTGTGGCGAAACCAGAGAACACAGCACACGACTCGCTAATGAGGGACGTATGCCTGCTAACTGGTGGATGCTTTACAGAGATGATGGAAGGTAAAATGAGAATAAGTAAAAAACAAATATCAGATGCTCTTAGTATTGATAGTGACGATCTATCGTCAAAGGATATGGCTATTGCATTAATGAACATTGAGAGTATACTTGATAGCGTTGCTGAAAACCTTGATGATGATTTTGAATCTGCGGCTTTGGGCGATGCTTCTAATCTAATACAAATGATAAGAGAAGGATTGAAGTAATGGAATGGAATAACTCTCATAAGAATCCACCAGAGGTTGGACAGAAGGTTTATTACTTTGGCCCCAATATAGGAATAGGGATTGGTCACTATTCTTATGAGGAACGTAAAGTGAAAACTCACGGATACGATGAGAACAACGAAAAGTTCTACGGTAAAGAAATGGAACTGTGTCCACACGTATTCTATAATAGCAACTGGGGTGTTGTGGACGCTTGTGATGCCCCATTCTGGTATCCATATGATAGAGAGAGAGCAGAAGGTTGGTGTCCAATCATTCCAGAAGAATATACTAAGGGGTTATATGATTGAAGATCGTGAAAAAGCTATGATTTATATTATCAACTTTTTTAACTCTCGTATGAATGCTATGAATAAAGCGTCCCTTAATAAGGTAAAGGAGTTGACTACTAATCATGAGATTACAGTAAGTGAATTAGTTAACAAATATGTTGATCTAGTGCATAAAAACTCCTAGCTGCCAAAACGGCAGGAGCCGCGGCCAAACTGCCAGAATGGCAGAATATTTTTCTTATAGATTGGTATTGACAGTGCCGATACTAATGGTATACTTAGGGAAACAATGGGCGGGGACAACCACAATGATATCAAAGAAGGTTGTCTGAAATGTCCGTCGAGTATGGCCCAAGCCGACATTGTTTTTCCTAATCCTCCGGATTTGGCTAGTGTGGCTGTAGTCAGCGAAAGTTTAAAGGTCTTGACAACGATTGGTCGATAAGGTATAGTATAAGCATGAAACAGAAACCACTACATGGCGAAGTTCGTTTTCACCTTTCTAACGGTGAGCATTATATGCACTGGCAAGTGAAAGTGAAGCAGGGTGGGAAAACTGTTGATGTGTATTATTATGACCCCAAAGAATATCAGTTAGAGATGCGGGGTTGTAAGTTGTGGAACCGACCGAATAAGGCTAAACAGGTGTTTGAGGCTGGTGTGCATGATGTGAGTGGATGGGTGCGATGTGAAGAAGTTATGTTGAGGAAGGATTTTCATCCCACTCTGCCTATTGACAATCTTGAGAAGTTGTTTTATAATCCACTTCGTGATCCACACTGGCGACGAGAAAGCGACAATAACGAGTTCGTTTGGGACGGTAGCGAGTACGCTACTCTACTAACTAACGGCAAACAAGTCTATATTTTGGAAGAAAGGGTTTGAACATGATTAATCTGCAACTGACTGTTCGTGAGGCTATGGAACTTGCTTTCTACGCTAGGGAGGACATGAGAGAGCGTATCACGCAGGCTTTTGAGATTGCATTGGGTGTGAACCAGAAGCGTATGGTTACGATCACCAAGGGTATGGATTTGGACAATCGTATCTCTTGCATCAAGGCTGTTCGACAGCACACCGGCTGGGGACTCAAGGAAGCGAAGGATTGGACCGATGGTATGGTGGGTCGGTGGGACGCGAGCGGCTTCTTTCGTGGTGGTGGTAATCCCATCACTCTCACCGCTAAGACTCCCGACGCGGCCGAAGCGTTGCTGCGTGACCTGACCACTTTGGGTTGTGAGGGTTATCTCTCATGACTGCCAAAGCGGCAGGCGCCGCGGCCGATCTGCCAAAATGGCACCCAAAAAATATTCACGAACCGCTGTTGACTTGCCGATACTCTATGGTAGAATGATAGCATCACACGACAAGACGCCAACCGATCACGACAACACAAAAGTTCGGATTGGCTCTTGACAAGTGATGATTGGGATGATAAGATACGTTTGTTCGGTTTGATTAACACTAACTTGGAGAGATTTACCATGAAGAAGTTTTCGTTTATTGTTGATATTGTTGCTACTGATCTTGACCGTGAGGTTGTGGTTGATTCGATTGGTGATTGTCTGCGTGATGCTCTGCCGTCCGATGTTCATGCTAACGTCAAGGCCGGTGAGGTCAAGGCTTTTAGCGAGCAGGGTTATAAGGTTTGGCGGGCTAGGGTTACTGGCGTGACTGCCAAGGCTGCTGGCGATGCTCACAATAGCAAGGTCGAGCAGGAAGTCGAGGCTGTTGCCTGAGCCTAGCATATCTACTATAATATCCGATAGACCGCTAGTGGCGAACTGGCGGCTATCGGTTTTTATGGCCCCATAGTTAAATGGATATAACAACTGCCTTCTAAGCAGTTATTGGAGGTTCGATTCCTCCTGGGGCTATTATCCTGCCAAAACGGCAGGCTCCGCGGCCGATCTGCCAAAATGGCAGCTATTTTTCTTCAAGTTTTTTTGCTTGACAAGCCGATATTCTATTGTAGAATCAGTAGCACAGGAGACATAAAATGAAAACAGCAGACGGTAACGATAAGTTGGGCAAGGGTTGCATTGTGGTTTCGCGTCCGGTTGGCGATACTTGCCCAAGCGACTGCGATTATCTAAATAATGGTTGCTATGCTGAGGCTACGGAAAATCAGTATAAAAATGCTCGTACTGCCGGGTTTGCTAATCTAGTCACGGAAAAGCATAAAATCCGTGCTATGATTCTTGACGCTAAGAAGCGTAAAAAGTCTATTCGCTGGCACGAACGTGGCGACTGGTTTCTCAATGGCGAACTTGACCTAGACTATGTTGCTAATGTAACGTGGGCGTGTGAGAGTATTCTTACCGATGGCGATAGTCTGCCCGATATGTGGTTTTATACCCATATTTATGATAGTCGGCTTGTTAGTCTGGAAAAGTATATGAATGTATACGCTAGTGTTCACGATGATAATGACATGGGCGAAGCACTGGCACAAGGTTTCAAACTGTTCGCGTGGTGTGATAGTGATATGAAAATCGCCCCGAAGCGTCCAAAGAGTAAAGTCAAGGCGGAAGCATGGAGGAAAGCGTTGCCCAAACTTGTTGTGCTGAATGGTAGCAAGTTTGTAACGTGTCCGGAAATCCGTCGTGGTCGGTCAGAAATCACTTGCACTGGCACGAAAGATAGTATATCATGCGACTTGTGCGTTCGCGGTTTGGCTAATGTTCTATTCCCTGCCCATTGAGGATAATATGAAAAGTTATGCTTGGGAATATCTCGATCTACGAGAAGTTTGTGATTATAACGAGTTAGATTATGGTAATGTAATAGAGGCTATTTCTAACAGTGATGTTAGTTTTGGTACTAATACTGATACTCTTATTAGTCA